ACCACGGAACAGATTAATATAACCAGTATTGTGGATAGCATCAATATCCTGGGGATGATATACACCACCGTAATTGCCAGAAGCGGGAATAGGAACGATGGCATCAGGACCCATAGCAGCCACAAATTCAGGTGGCGCAAAGATTACGGCATTCTGGCCATACGCACGAACTACGTTGCAAAGAGCAAACATATGGTCGCTATTCCAAGCATTATCTGTATATACAGTAGAAGCAGGACGTACAGCAGTCAAAGAAGCACGCAGAGCCTTCTGAACTTCGACAAATACGGCATCACTGAGGCCTTCAACGATGATGTCCATTAACTCAGCCATATCTTCCGCGCCATCAAGGTAACGGCAGAAGTCGATAGTGGCGGCACCACCGATAGCACCCATGTTCAGCTCGAAAGTCTTGTTGTCAAGACGGAAAGCTTCATAAACACCAGAAAGACCAACCTGAGTTAAGAACTTCTTGGCGCGCATCTTACCAGTACGAGTACGGAAGATAGCCTTTGTACCCTGAGGCACGCTCTGAATCTCAGCAAACTGACCCATAATATCATAGGCCTTACGAGGCATAACCTCATCAGCAGTCTTAATTATAATATCATAAATATCATAACGATTACGCATAAACTCATTCACGGAACCAGCCATCTTGCGGAACTCCTCACGAAGAGCAGTTTCAACATTCTCATAGGAGAAGTCAGCAGGAGCGGTACGATTTGCAGCATGAAGAGCTAATTCATAAATTCTCTTATCCATTTCTATATCCTCCTTTAAGATTACGCCTGGACGCAAACAAGTTGCACACCATAAGTGCCATCAGGCATTGTGAAGCCATTACGAACCTTAAGGACAGGACCATAAGTAGGCTTAGTAGCACTGAGCTTATGGGCACCATCTGTGCTAATGCCAGCATAAACAGCAGTAGTAGCAGCCGCATCAATAGCAGTCTTCAGAGCCGCCTCGGTAGCAAACTCGCTATCATCGTAACTAATGCAATTTGTGGTGTATCTATCACCAACAGACAGATAACCAAGACGAGGAAGGAAAGTATCATTTACGAAATTCTTCAAACCAGGCTTTCTCTCGTCATACATATGCTCGGAACTATAAACCAGAGCAACAGGCTCGGCTTCAGTGGCACCAGGAAGACGGACTTCACGCTTTACTTCATCAACAACGAGCAACATACCATTCTCAAGAACATTGGTAGAAGTAAAATCTGTAGCATTGGGCTTGCACTGAGCCGCAACACGACCGTCACGACGGAAAGCCACTTGGTTTAACTCAACCTGACCGTAACCATCAATAACTAATCTCTTTAAAGACATTTTGTATTCCTCCAAAGTAATTACTTTTTATATTGGGACAATAATTCACGTAAGCCACCATCATCATTGCCCGCAGCAGGTGTGGGAATATATTCAGGGGCCTAATTAAAAATAGAGAAATTACTCTTTTTAAGAGCATAGGCCATATCTTTATCTAAAGAAATTTCATCAGTATACTCATCAATACGATTCGTAAAGTCTTCAATAACTTCATCACTAAGAACAGAACTATAAGTATTAATAATAGCTAACTTCTTTTCTTTCTCAATAGCAGCCTTGTAATCTTTCAAAGAATTAACTTCTTCTTCGAGAGCAGAAATCTTCTCATTAGCGGCAGTATAATTGCCTTCGACGGTTTCTTTCTCTGTATTTAAAGTAGTCAGATTATTCTCTAACTCTGAAATTTTGGTGCTATATTCTTCAATTTTCGCATTCGCTTCTTCGACGTTATTATTCGCCGCAACTTCAGCTTCAATCGCCGCACTAAATTTCTCATTCACTAATTCAAAACTATCACCATTAAGTGTGCGCAGAGCCTCAAGAGCACTCTTCTCAGACTCAGTTACAAACATAGCATAAATAGTCGTAAACTCACCGAGCGCGACTGTATTATCTTCATCACTCTTAGTGTATGTAACCCGCGCATAACTATTATTCTCATAATTATATACAATGGCATATTCGTCATATACATCTACAATAGCGTAGTCAATAACCCAGCCATTTTCTTCATTATAATTAGAATTTAATAAAGTCCAGATGGCATCAAATTTTTCCCTATCAGAAACCTTAAAATTCAAAGTCATTTTTGATTTTCCTCCATAGGAATACTTTAGAACATACTCATTTAATTTCTCAATTAACTCTGTAATCTGCGCAACCGCATCCTAACGAGTAAAGAAGCCGGCGCCCTCAAAGCAAGGCTCTACATCAGTCCCTAACACTTGAAGTCCAAAGAAACAACCATCAGTAAATTTAAAATAACGAGAACCGTTATATACAATCCATTCTCCTTTTATAGAAGGTGGAAATAATTCCATAGATTGTGGTTTACCAACTATTTCGTTTGCTTCCTTGTACATCGCAGTATAAAGAATAACATCACAAGCCGCATAGGTACGCGCAACACCGTCATCATCTATATTCGTCTCCCAGGCAAAATTATTATCTACTGGGACAACTCCATAAATGCGCCCATACTCATTACTAGGACCATGATCAGAATAATCTTGCTCGCCCACATCGTATATACCCTTAACCGGCGCATAAGGAAGTGAACTTATAAGCTTTTCTGCAAACTCATCGGAAATAAAGGAACCATTACGATTAGCGCCCTTATAAAAAATCCGAACACGCGCCCTCGACAAAGTAGGAGTAAACTATTCTAAAATATTATAAATTGTTACCGGGAACTCAAAACAAGGTATATCATTCATTATTCAGAGCCTCCCTAAGAATCTAATGATACTTCGTTTGCTATAGTTTTATCAGACTTTTGGTCATCCGGTAATTTTGGACGTCCAACTTGTCCAGAAGATTGAGTATAGGAAGATTCTAATGGTATTAATAGTTCACCTAATTTTAAAGCATTATTCTCTACTTCCTTAATATTAGCTAAATCCCTCTATGTAAGCCCCTATGCAAGTGCCGGAAGTAGAAAACTATACCCACTCTAGGCCAACTTCAAGGAATCGGTTATATATTGAGATTCATTATAATAAGTTATAGGAAGAATACTATATTTAAAACTAAGATTGCCATTACTATACTTATCATTTAATAAGTAGCTAATAAAATTACTATATTTATTAGCTAAAAACATCATTAAAGCAGTATCATTCTTAATTGAAATTTCAATACTAAGATTACCAGTTGCTGCGAATAACTAACTACTTACACCAGCCTAGCTATAAAGATTTTGAATACTCTTTTCTAATACATTATTCGCATTTTCATTCGCAGTATTTGAAACTACAGCACTAACGTCTGCATAAGTAGTAAGAACAGAAACGTTCTTGTTACCTCTCATCATACCAACGGTTCCTTTGTGAATTACTTGCGCTTCTTCTGGTTCAAATAATAATCCACCATCTGTAAGATGCGGAATTTTTTGAACGATTATCTTTCTTATTTCTTCTAACTACCTTTCTCTATCAGTCTCAACAGCATTATCATAATTAATACAAGCTGGAATAATAGTTAAAAAGAAAGGACGACAATCAAACATATAAAAACATACGCCAATTTTAGTAGGTACAATAACCCAAGGGTCATCCTTTGGAACTGTACCTTTAACCCATTTCTTATAATAAGTCGTAATTATCTTCGGGTAAATTTTCAATGCATATTCTTTTGAATCTTTGTCTACAATGCTATCAAAATAAGAAACGTTAAATTCTATTATATCATTACCAGCCCAATCTTTCGCACGAGTGCGGCAGTAATTAAACGGTAAATCCATAATAGCAAAATTATTTTTATCATTAGTAAGAATAATACCATAATATACCCCGTTTATTAACACCTTACAAGTAATATCTGTTAATAAAGTAGGCAGTTTCATATTCTCAACATAGTCAAGCGCTTTATTATACTTTTTGATAGTACTGGAATTGGAGAGATTCTTGAGCTTATCACTATTAGGAATTAAAAGCCCTGTGTATTTCAAAAGCGTTGAATAATATATAAGAATACGACGGTATAATCCATCACGATAAAAATAATGCAAAGAAAGCAACCGCTATCTTTCTTTTGAACCAGAACTGATGATTTCAGCAACTTCTTCCATTGTATACTTTTTGGCTCTTTCATTCCAACCGGTTATACTACCATAGGACTTCTTCCAAAAAGCATCTGAAGTAGCTACCATTTCTCCCTACGCCTTCTAAAAGAGAGCAAAATCAAGTTTATTTGTCATTTACATTCCTCCCGTAAAGAAGACTAATTGCCGTTCAGGCCCGGAAGAAAATCTCCGCTTACGCTTAAATTGTTCTTCCTCAAGTTCTTTAATGCGCCATAATCCATAAGCAAATGCGGAATATTTATCTTTTGGATAATGCGCATTTATCTATTCAAGGACTATATCTAGTCCCGTGCCACCACGCTTTAATCGAAGATTTGCCATCTCCTCAAAAAGTTTAGTGGTCATCTCATGCGGTAATAAACGTTCTACTCGTTCACGCAAAGACATTCTCTAACCAGTCTTAGTAGCTAATAGCATACTGCGCGCATCCTATTCTTTGATAAGAAAACGCACAAGTCCGTTATTAACACGAGTATAAGCATTACCGTGTATTTTAGAATTGAGTGGCCCGTTAGCTTTAAGAGAATAAAGTATAGTAGGACAATCCTTCGGCTAAATCTTTTTATAATCATCATTATTAAAGAAACCTAAAGGCCCATATTCTACGCCATTATCATCTATTTGGGTCTAAATCATAACGTCGGCTAATCCAATGCCTAAACCATTACAATCTATTACTACCTCTTTTGGCTAAAAATCATTAACCAGCCGCTTAATATCAATAGCTTGTTCTTGGAAGGTCTTTTTCTCTGCTTGCCTGCCAAGCACAAAAATATTTACTAAAGTCGCATAATGCTTCTCTTGAACAATATTAACGCGCCAAATACAAGCAACAGTTTGGTCGGAAAGCCGCCCAACGTCCACTGAAATTAAGTAATACTAATTTGAACCGACTCTAAAATTTGCGTGCTTTTCCGGATTTTTAATTTTTCTATAACGCTAAAGTTTATCAAAATCAAACCAAGATTCATCTCCGCCACCGGTCCAAATAGATAAATATTCTCGCGCGAAAGTCTCTTCATTAAAAGAAGGGCTCATCTTAAGTTTATTAACGAAGTCACGCGCAAGAAGTCCATGCATAACCGGCACTCTATAATCACATCCAAATACAAAAGTAGAATTTGGATTAATAATAGAATCAACAAACATATCTATAAGTTTAATATATGCAAAACTAGTCTTTAACCAAGCAGAGGTCGCGCATATCTATTGCTAATTGGGTTCTTTCGGGTTAACCGTTCCATCAGGTAAACGACGAGATACGTTCATAAGAGGGAGTACGACGGTATTAACTAACTCCTCATCATGAAGCTTAATTTCATCTAGTA